GTGGAGTCCCAGTCGGAGTTCACTTGTGCCGCTGGGATGGTCGGCTTGTTGAGGATTTGAGCGTCCCCTGTCGTGGCGTCCCAATCCGCGTTCACGTTGACCTCCGCCCCGGCTTCGATGCCTGTGAGCTTGGTGCGCTCCGCGGCGGTGATGATTTCCCCGCTGCCTACCGAGTTGATGTCGGTGAGCGAGATAGCCGTGCCTGCTGTCGCTACCGCAGCCAGCGCCGTCGGTGTAGCCACGCCTGAGGCGTTACCTATCCACGTGTAGCCGTCGGGGATGTTGGGCACGTCGTTAGAACGCCCGATGCACGACACCTTGAGACCTTGGCAGATGGTGCCATTGGTCTTGAGCACGATGCCCACGTTTTGGATAAGGTTGGTGCCTGTGGGTTTGTCTTGGGTCAAGCCGCCCCCAGCATCGACGTACAAAATGTCGTTATCTTCAAGACCTGTGAAGCCCGAGAGGTTGGTGTTGTAGGTTCCCGTCATGATGCAGAAGCCGTCCTTGCCGCTTGCGGTTGTTGTGAGCTCGGTTTCTGCAATGCCTATAGCCGGCATCTTATCCGGATCGCTTGCGTCTGCGATGCCAACCAAGATGCGTTCGCTGCCTCCAATCTCACCACGCGAATACAACGGTGTCCCTGCGGGGATGGTGGCGCCTTCGTCGTTCCTTACAGGGAAGTGTACCTTCTCGGCTGTCTCGCCACCCGTTCCGCTTGATGCCGCTGTGATGCGACCTTGAGCGTCCACTGTGATGGCGGCGTTGGTATAGCTGCCCGGCGTTACAGCGGTGTTGTCGAGGTTTACAACCACGTCACCTGTGGTAGGGGTTGCCGTGAGTCCGGTTCCACCTGTTACGCTGTCAACAGCACCACCCGCCCCGAAAGTGAGCGTAATAGTTCCGTCTCCGTCGTCTGTGAGGGAGCCGTTGGGAACGTTGATGGTAGCCACCGAAAGTACGTCAGGGCTTCCGTCGAGCTCTTTGACGCGGAGCAAGCCACGAGCTTTGTATGCCGTCGCAGGCGTACCCTCAGGCTCGACACCTGAAATAGGGGCGTTGCATGAGTCGTAGGTGTAAGGTACGGAGATAGCGATGTCGAGCAAGCACCCAGCGAGGGCGTTGCTTTGCGTCTCTTCCAAAGGCGTCACGCTCGCATTGACCAGATCGTAGTGGAAGCCAAACTGGAAGATGTTGCCTCCGTTCTGGATGTCTGCGAGGATGTCTTCGGCTACCTGCTCTGCGTCCGAGATGTTCTCCTTTTGGTAGCCCACCTTGTCGGCATCCGAAGGAGGGACGGAGAGGATATACACCTCAAGGTTGTACGTCTTGGCTTTGGGGCTGTTGTAGTCGCCCCCGGTGTACACGAGATGCAGGAGGGGGTACTGCTCGAACTTCTCCAAGTCCACATCCGACGGGGAGCCGTACGAGAACGTCTTGATGAAGTAGTGGTTGTCGCAGAACTCCTGAAACTTGGAGACGATGTTATTGAAGGTGATCATCGGCGCTGGGCTTGCTCTTGCTTGCGTTTGTATTCAAGGTCTTTTAGGAAGGCGAGGTGCGTGAAGACGTGGCCCACCGTGAGGCGAGTGACTGCATCGATTTTGAGAACGTCCTCCCCAGCCAATGAGTAGAGGGCGGGGTACCATTCCCACTTCGCATAGAACGCATCGCCTCCACCGCCGTCCGAGTCAAAGAGGACTCCAAAGTGCTCCGTAGTTCGCGCTCGGTAGTCCAAAAAAAAAGCAGCGCACCGGCTACCGCAGGGGCGGGCATATCGAGGAAGTGCTCGCTCTTCTCCTGTGCCGTGTACTCGGCGATGGTGTACTTGTCGCCCCACCGCTGGGTGATGGGTCGGTACAAGATGCTCATGGCTTTGTGTGCCGTCGTCCAGAAGTCCTTGGTGTAGGTCTCCATATCAATCCACTCCCCGGCGCTGAAGTTCTCCCAGTCGGGAATGAAGCCGTACTCGATGCCGTGGAGCTCCAAGATAGGTTCGTGGTTGGACACCTCACGGGCGAGGAGGGAGTCGATGTGTGCCGAGGCTTCTACGATGAGGGCTTGCGGCAATTTGCGCAGTTCGGCAAAAGACAGTCCCGTCACCACCTGCACCCGCTTGATGGGGTCGTCGGTGGTTTCGAGTACCTGAAGGTGTCGGAGGGTGAGGTCTGAATAGTTGGCCGGCAGTCGGAGCTCCATGTTAGAATGAGTTGAAAGGGTTTGATTCCTCAAGTTATCCGAGGGCATAGCGCCCGAAGTTGGGGTTCGTCTGGTTCCACGTCACGGCGTAGCGTGAGGCGTCCACGAAGTGATTGAAGGCGTCGACGGGTTCGTTGAGTTGGCGTCCGTTCTTGTCCTCCTTGTACTTGTAGTTCCGGAGCTCCTTGATGCCGTTAATACTGCGCTCTGTGATAAAGAGCGGACGGGAGCGTAGGAAGTCGATTCCTGAACGCACCGAGTCCGGGCCTTTCCTTGCCGGGTGGATATTGAAGCCGTGGCCGTGTATCTCGTCGATGCTCTTCGGCTCTGCGGAGTCGGCCACGATCATGGCTTTGCCTACCTCTGCGTCACGTAGCGTTTGAGCAATGGCCGCGTTGGTGAGTCCCGTGGCGTAGCATACCTCGTCCAAACAAAAGCCGTGGCCGTCGGTGTACACCTTGACGATGGCCGTGGGGTCGTTGGTGTATCCAAAGTCCAAACCAATCGACAAGAGCTTCCACCCGTCCGGGACTTGAACTACCTGCTTCCAATGGGTGAGGATAGTTGCCCGCGATACCCCACGCTCTCCGAGTCCGTAGACCCTCCAGTAGTCGGGGTCTGCTTCTTGGAGGCGCTCAATCTCTGCAACGGTGCTCTTGGGCAGAAAGGGGTTGTCCTTGTACGTCGTCTGGAAGAACTCGTGGTCGTCTCGTGTGAGTACGTGGTCGTATATCCAGTGAAACTCGTCGGAGGGGTTGTAGTCGATTATCGCTTTCCCGGTGGTGCGGAGCATGAGCTGTCTCCAATCTTCGAGGGTGAGCTCGTTGGCCTCGTTTACAAAAAGGATGTCGCGCTTGCGTCCCCTGACCTTTTGGGGTTGGTCTACTGAGATGAACTCCACGAGATTCCCGAAGAGGATGTACGTGGCTTCGCTCTTGTTGTGGAGCTCTACGTTGTAGATGTCCTCCCGTTCGAGTATCTCGAAGAAGTCCCGCATCACCGAGGCACGGATCGCGGGAAAGGTCTTCCGGGCTATGGTGATAACCGCCCCGGAGTTTTCGTTGCGGTGGCACAGCTCAATGAGAGCCGTGAGGATGGAGTAGGTCTTGCCGCTCCGCGTTCCGCCTTGGTGGACTTGGACTTTGGCTGGGCAGTTCTTGACGTGGTAGTATGTGGCGGGCTGCCTCAACTCACGGTTGACTCATCACCTGTGAACCACGAGAGCGGCTTCTTCTCGGCCACCTCAATCTCTTGTCGCTCGACGTACCCCCTGCCCTTGCCTTTGGTCTTGAGGAAAAAGATAGTGGCCGCTGGGTTGCCCTCTTTGATGAGCTTGTGAAGGTGGCTCTCGGCGAAGTCGAGGGTGCGGTTGTCGATGTCCTTGACGGCTTGCTTGTAGTCGGGGTCGTCCTTCATCCATCGGTAGTGGGTGGTGCGTCCGATGCCTACCGCGTTGCAGGCTGTCGTCACGATTCCGAGCGAGCGTTCGAGGGCTTCGAGCATCTGCTTTTTTTGTTGTTCCATCTGTGCCGTTTTTTGTTCTCGGACTTCTCTTTGAGTCACATCTGGGTGTTTGAACATAGCTCTGCCTTTTGTCCTGTAAATGCTTCCCACCGTTTGACTACCACGTCACAGTATTTGGGGTCGAGTTCCATGCCGTAGCACTTGCGACCTGTTTTCTCTGCGGCGATAAGTGTAGAGCCTGAACCGAGGAACAGGTCAAGAACCACCTCATTGGCTCGGCTACTGTTTTGGAGTGCCCTTCCAATCAAATCAACTGGTTTTGGAGTGGTGTGTCCGTCAATTCTTTGCTTATCAAATTCCCAAATTGAAACCTGCTTGCGGTCTCCATAAAAGCGGTGAGCTTCGCCACATACCCATCCGTACAAACAAGGTTCGTGTTGGCTTTGATAGTCGGTTTGTGATAAAGTCAGGGTGTTCTTCGCCCAAATAATCATAGATGAGAAGTGAAAGCGTTTGCGAAAAATTTGGTGAAAAATGTCCGCGCAACGGTCGCTGTGAAAGATGTAGACCCCCGAACCAGCTTTCGTTGCCTCCGCCATTGCGGTAAAAGTTAAAGAGAGCAAACCGGTCAATCCTTTGCGGTCGTCGTTATTTATGCCTTCGTAATCTACCCCGTAAGGAGGGTCTGTGAAAACCATGTCCGCCTTTTTGCCATCCATGAGGCGTTCCACGTTTTCGGCTTTGGTCGCGTCCCCACACAAGATGCGGTGGTCGCCCAAGAGCCAAAGGTCGCCGGGTTTGGTAGTTGGCTCCTCGGGTACCTCTGGCACGTCGTCGGGGTCGGTGAGTCCTTCGGTCGGTTCATCTTCAAGCGGTACGTCCAAGCCCCAGTCGTCGAGCTCTTCCGCGTCCCATTCGTTGGCGAGCATATCCCAGTCCCACTCCCCGAAGGCGAGGTTGTCTTTGATGATGAACTCCTTGTGTTTGGCTTCCTCCCACGAGGCGACGTAGACGGGGACTTCGGTAAGCCCGGCAAGCTGGGCGGCCTTCAATCTCATGTTTCCACCCAACACCACGAAGTCAGGGTCGACTACAATGGGACGAGCTTCGAGCATCTCGGGAAATTCTCGGAGGCTCTTGACGAGCTTGTCAAGTTGGTCTTTGCGAATCGCGCGGGGGTTATTCGGATTCGTCTTGAGTTTGCTGGTCGCGGTAAGCGTCGGCTGTGTTGAGGACATTGCGGAGGGTTTCTCGTATGTGGTAATCGGACACGGCGAGGTTCAGGAGTATCTCCCAAGATTCAAGGCTCTGGTAGTAGACCCCAAAAGAGGCCGTGTCGTCGCTTCCTTTCTTCATGGTGAAGACGAGGAAGTCGTCGCTTTCGTTAAGTAGCCTCTTGACTTTGCGTAGGGTCATGCGTTCATGAATTCGTAGTATTTGGCCCGAAAGGGTTTGTCGTAGTCGAGGAGGTGCTCGGCTTGCTTTACGGAGTAGAGGGCGGTGGAGTGATCGCGTCCGCCCAGAAACTTACCGACGGCGTTAAGCATCCAGCCTTGGTCACGAAGATACTTCGCTATAATTTGACGACACTCTACCATGTCGCGGGCGCGGTTGCGTGCTACAACTTCCTCCCAGTCGTAGCCCCAGCGGTACGCCGCACGGTGGCACTTCCTGATGGCCGCTTCGCGTCCGTAGGTTCGGGGCATATCAATCGCCCCCACCATGAGCCAGTAGCAGTGGGTTACTTTTCCTTCCATTGTCTTGCGCATACTGCCACACGTTGGCGGTCGTTGGGGTATTCTTTCTCCATCTGAGCGTCGCCCATACAGCGGCTCATGAATTCCGCGAGGCTCTCCTCGGGTGTCGGTTTAGGTATCGGCATTTTTTACAAGGGTTTGAAGTTCATTTAAGAGTTTGCGGTTGCAGGAAGAACACGACGACGCCTTCTTGCCTGCTCCAAGGTATTTGTTGGCGAGCATGGTGAGCTCTCCCGCAGTGCGGTATCTGTTGTCTCGTTCGAGAAACTCCTTGATCTGTGCTACGTCGTCGCTGGTGACGGTGGCTTCCCACTTGCCCAAGGGACAAGAGGCGGTTTTCAGTTTGGTTTTGGCGGGCATAAAGCACCCGCAGAGAGGGGAGTCGGTGAAGGCTTCCGTTACCAGAGGCCCGCACGACTTGGTAGCTGCGACGTAGTGCTCGCAGGCTTGGCAGGTGCCCAGCCTTTCAGCTCTTAGATGTGCGTTGACGAATAACACGACGGAGTTGTTTTTTGCTTTGTGAGATGCTTTCGTACAAGACGGAGACGTTGATACCTGACTCCCGCGAGAGCTCGGCCATACTCCATCCGTCAAGGTATAGAGAAAGAACCGTTCTGTCAAACCATGCGAGGTGATTTGTTAGGATGAGGGCTTCCTCTTTTTTGATGGCGTCGGAGAGGTCGTAGTCGCTGACGAGGTTTTCGGGGGTGGCGTCTTCTATCCTGTAGAGGCGGCGGAAGGTTCCCACCGAGGCGTGGAACATAGAGCGGTGAAAGTACCCCGGAAGGTTCCTTACCACTTCGTCGTTGCGCCTTATACGCAGGACGCATTCGAGGTATGTGTGATGCACGAGGTCGTGAGGGTCGCGGTGCAGCTTACGGGCGAGCTGGACAAGCTCATCGTAGTGCCCAGAGAACCACGCGTCAAAGTCCCTTCGTGCTTCTAATCTCATCGACGAGGCGCTTGTAGTGGCGGTACATACTCTCCAGCTCTTGGGGTGTGTGCTTGTACGTCTGTTTGGATTTGATGTACAAGGCGTCGGCGGTGCCTTCCCCGTACTGGCTGTCGAGGTGTTGGGAGAAAAGGAACTGCTCACCCGACCGGAAGCCGTTGCACCTCTTGCACTGGAACTGGACGTTCTGCTCGTCCCAGCGGGTGGACATACACGCCCGGCTCATAAAGTGCCCAGCGTCTACTTCCGACCAATGCCGCATGGAACCGCAGGTGTAACACTCGCCCATGCCTCGGTGATCACTCGCCCGAAGGCGTATGTACTGACTGAACACCGTGTCCACCTTCTTCACCATCGCGCTCCGGTTGGGAGTTCGGGTACGGGATGTGTTCCCACCGCCCGTTCTTGACCGGGACTCGTTTGATGTCTGCCCCCTTTTGGAGCTCTTTGGTTTCCGCTTCACGGCGCTTCTTGTAGTTTTCGTATAGGCTGTCGAGCTGGTCGTCGTTGAGGCGGTCGGGTGCGTGCTTCTTGAGCTCGTTCCAGTTGCCTTCCCTGACGGCTGCGCGCTCGCCTTCGTACTGCTGAAATATATCTACTAACTCGGGAAGTTTCAAACGCTCGTATCCCGGGCGGTATTCTCCGGTTTTCAGTCGGTGCATGATGATAGCCCATTCTTCGAGCTTCATAGCTGGGAAGGTATCGCGGAGGTGGTGTACCGCATCCAATACGTCCCTGTCGGCTGTGATGCTTTTGGAGTAGTCGAGGTAGTTGAGCGTCTCTTTGAGTAGCAAGATGAGGGTGGCCTCGGTGTGGGCTGGGTTCATCCGGAAGGCGGCCAGCACGTTGGTACCTTCAGCCCATGCTTTGGCC